ATCAACAAGAACACAGCTAGCAAATTGTCGAAGTGGAGTTCGCACTCCCGCCATGATAGGTGTGGGAATGTTGAGTTTGTGCTTGCTGATTGCGTCGTAGTATCTTCTGACATACGATAGTCTCTTCTCTTTTGGATACTCTGCAAAGATTGTCATTGCAATGAGTGCGTACATGAACTGTGGAGTTTCAAATACGCTACCATTGCTTCGATCTTGGACTAGGTATTTATCCACAACTTGCCGAAGACCAGCATATGTGAATAGAAAATCACGATGGTGATCTACCCAGGATTCGATTTTTTTGATTTCACTTTCAGTATAGTTATCTAAGACAGCAGCATCATATACACCCTGATCAACACACTTTGTAATATGAGCGTACAGATCTGGAAGATCTCGCATCTTTCCATACACCTGCTTGCGTACAGAGAACAATAGAAGACGTGCAGCGACAAACTGATAATTGGGGTGATCCAAATCAATCAAGTCTGAAGCTGATCTAATTAAAATCTCCTGAATCTCTGCTGTGGTAATACCATCATAAAACTGAATACCAGACTGAATCTCTACCTGAGATGCAGAAACACCCGCCAAACCCTTACATGCCTCATCAACCATGACATGCATTTTTTCTAGGTTGATGGCTTCAATAGTACCATTCCTCTTCTTAACCTTGATGCCGTTACTCATATCTTTTTCCAAGTGTTGAATTTAAGTTTTGCTTCTAAACCAGAGCAGGTGTTTGATTTTACCAGATCTTGAACATCATGTCCAGCAAGGACCATATCATTTATGTCCTTTTCTTCGATGGAAACTGGCCAAATAACTACCCTTCCACCGTTGTTGATTGTACGCTCGATTCTGGATACAATCTCTCTATTGCGTGGTTCGTTGTCATAGATCCAAACAGGATTGCTAATCCCCCAACGACTGATATCAGCGTCAGCTCCACACATAGCAATCGCATTGCGAATAAACGTGCTGTCGAATGGTCCTTCAGTAATGTAGACTCTAGAGTTTCTTTCGATGTTATCAAGTCCATATATTTTTGGTGCTCCCTCCTCAAGCATGATGGTTATGTATTTAACAGATCCAGGACTTAGAGCTCGTCCTTGGAATCCGATGAGATTTTTTTTGTAATAAAGTGGAATGATGATTCTAGACTCTTTACGTAAGTCTTTGTAATCCACACCTTTGAACGATCGCACAAATTCACCAAAGTCTTCCGCATAATAAAACTCTTTGGGATTGAGTCTACGGTTGCGTAGATAGGTTGCAGCACTTTCCACCTGATCACATAAAGGAAGAATGATCTTCTGTGTAAAAGTAGGTTTTTCAAAAACGAATTCAGGTTCATTGGTCGGGAAATTCTTTCCAGTAAAACCACTCTTGAACTTTTCTAATGTATACTGCTTATGAAGTTGTGGATCTTGATCCTTAAGAAAATTATTGAATGACAAACTAGAACCACAGTTGTGGCACTTGAAGTTTGTATTATTCTTCATAGCATAGATGTATGCTCTAGCCTTGTTCTTATTCTTCTTCGAGTCTCCACAAATGGGACAACGAAAATTATATAGGTTTGGTTTGACTCTCTTAAATTTAGACAGTCTTGTGGAAAGTAGACCAATGAATTTGGTGTCGATCAGATCCATTGGCAACTAAAGCGTCTTTAGACATCATACTCGCTTTTTTAGCAGGTGTCAATGATCTATAGATTGGAAATGCGATCTGTGCTACCAACCCTAATGTTGCCAAAACAGCACCTGCACCAATCACAAATCTCTGATTGGCATCTACTTTCTTTTGAATACGATCAATTCTTTCATGAAGGATTTTATGATTCTTCTCTTCCTGATCCTTCATCTCTTCGATCATTTTAATGATCAATTGATTAGATTTATCACCTTCATCCAATCTAGTCTCATGCCTTTCCAGAACAATAGCAACTCTATTACTATTTTCAGAAATAGTAGTTACGGCACGTTCTAATTTATCCAACATTTCCTTGGACAAATCCTCGTAAATGTCTAATTTGGATTCAAGAACCTGAAGTTTTCCTAGACCGAACATCTTTCTTTAGCGCCCTAGTAGCGTCTTGATAAAATTTACTTAGTCTCTTATATTTTTTCTTTCTGCCATCAAATCCAAGAACAGGATCATAACCAGCAGTAGGAGATCCACTATCAGTTTTATCACTACCTTTATAACCAGCTCCACCACCAGCGCCAAGAGACATCTCTTCGCGAACACTTTGAATGAATCTATCTACATATTTATTCATAATTGTGACCTCCAGTGATTATACTTGATTCAATAACTCAAGACAAATATCATCAATCTCAATATCTGTCAGAGTTGATCTTGGATAATCATGAAATCGATTCAGAAAAACTAAGAATGTTTTGGCACAAGGCCACAATTCCTGTTCCAACTTATAGAACAGTAGAGGAACTGTTGCTTCGCCAAATACGTTAAAAAGAATTATGAGATGATTTAGTATGAGATTAGTTTTTAATATACCAGTAGACTCGTATCTTTTGAAAAGTCTTTTGACATATTTAAAACGCTTTAAATCGTCATAAAAATCGTCCTCAGTTACTGCCTGAGGACTGTCATAATATTTAATAGCGAAGAGTAGATAATTTTTATCATTCAACTCAGAAAAATTCATTTATCATGTAATGGGATATGCTCTATTACCTGTAGTGATTCCAGACATTGCGACTAGAGTTTCTGTCTTAATGCGAAGTTCGCCGTGGTTATCGGTATAGGTGGTGACTCCTACCCATCCTCCATGCGAAACGGCATCAAGATAATCGCTTCTACCCCCAGGCTCTCCAAGAATTCCCTCAGTGACAGCAAAGATTTTGGAATTGTATCCACGCTGATCATCAGCGGAGGAGGGTGCGTATGCGGGATCTTCGTCAACACTCACAGGCTGAGTGCTGAACTTCATGTGTCTGGTTGTGTAGTTATTACCAGCAGCAAAGTCTCTGTCATCTACGGCAGAAGTTGTGATGCTCATGCTGGTGTCGCTGGCGATTGAAGTGATAACTCCAAAACCAGAGGTCTGACCAGCACCTAGTAGGATAGTGTTGCCAACCTCAAGGTTGGTGAAAGTACAAACACCAATGCCACCAGTTACAGCACCAGCGGAAGTGACGGTCACAATACCGAGACCGCTTCCTACGTTGGCAAGTGCATTAATTGAACTTACACCGATGTTGTCGTTATTACTCCAAAGAGCCATGTGTCTTGCCCTGCGTTAAACTTTATTATAATGATATTTATAAAAACAGGAGACCTCTGAATGAGGTCTCCTTTATAATCACTCTTCGTCTTGGCGAGTCCTAATTGCTTGGATTACTGTAAGCAATAGTTTATCATCCATGTCAGTCTTGGTCAGCTTGACAGCCTTCTCAAGAATGACAATACAAATGTCAATTAGTTTCTCACCTAGTTCTTCATTATCAGGAATTTTAGCAACAGCATCAGTGATAATTTTTGATGCTAGTGGTAGTAAAAAAGAAAGCATGATCTTTTGTCAAAGGACTATCAATATATATTCAACTTATCTCCTCTTAAGATTGGCCACCTTGCTTGGGATTAATAATCACTTTATTCTTCCCCTTCATGCCAGTAACTTTCTTCTCAGTATCAGCGTCCATCTCATCACCCATTTCGTGGATGAACTCCTCTCTCCAGTTATTAAACTGAGAGGATTCTTTGCGAGTAAACTCTTCGTTACTCTGCATATTCTGACGAATGGTCTCTTTAGTTTTAGCAGATGGACGAGCAGTGCCCCTCTCTACTCGATTGATCTTGATACCCATTTTTTCCATACCACCCTGAACTCTCTTCATCAGATTATCTGCTTTCTTTGCAGCTTCAGGTCCTAGGAATTCATCAATCTGTTCACCTTCTTGTTCATAAGAATTAGACAATCCTTTTGCCTTTCTTAAATCTGCTTGAGTTCCCCCAGTTGCTAGAGGCATTTTATTTGACTTAGTTGCATTATCAAGTGCTTTATCCACCTTTGGTTTAAAGACCTTTTTGATAATAGCTGGTGCGGCAGCTAGACCAGCAAGAGCAGCACCAGCTGCTAGAGGTGCAATCTCATCGATTTGCTCTACTTCTTCATTGCGACTTGCCATGGCTTTACCAATAGCAGAACGACGCTTTAGAAGATACTTGTCAGACTTGTCCTTGTCACCATCATTATCAACATCACCATCCTCTTTACCAACAGGATCTAAACCTTTGCCTGATTTTGTAGCAGCAGTCTGTTCACCTTTCTTAGCCTCACCTTCATAAGGTGATCCATATTCTGTCATCTCGACAGATTTGATATTAGGATTAGCACGAAGTGAATTGATTTTCTCTCTAGTTGCAAAGCGAACATAAGTTCTGCCACTTGCTTTATCAGTTACACGAATCTTGAACTTCTTATTAGGACCTTCACCCTTAGTTTCTTCTTCTAATTCCTCACCTACGGGCTCACCATGCTTATTTTTATCGTGATGAGGACCCTCAAAAGTTCCCTTTATCTTTCTAATTGTTTCTTCCTTATTGGCAATGATCTGCTTTTGAATTGGGCTGTATGCCTCACCAAATAATTTTTGCTTAACTGCATCCTTCTCAGGACCAGTCATAGTGGTGTTACCCATGTACTGACTATATGCCGCTTTTAGATCCACACCCTCTCTGCGGGCACGATATCTAATGTCATATACAGCTTGACGAACCTTTTTCGCGGACTTTTCTTCAGTGTTTCCGCCCTCAGATGAGGCAGCATCACTCTTAGCAGCGGGTTTTTTATCGCCACCAGAGGATACAACAGGTCCACCTACTTTTCTTGCTGGAAGATCTTCAAAAAAAGTTCTATTCATCGTCTTTAACTACGGGTACGCTTTTTCCTGCTTTTATTTATGAATGACCGAACTTTCTCTCTTGGAGTCATGCGCTGAACATACTCTCTGTAGGAATCTGTTCCGATTTCATGCACCTCATTTAGGTCTTTAATCCAAGATTTGAACAAATATCCCTCTCTAGTGACAGAAATAATGTGATTTGCACCTCTCCTAATTACCTTTCCAATGAATCCAGTGGTTAAACTTTCAACAAAAGATCCAACTTTGAAGAGATTTCCCGAAATAAAATTCTCCCTGAGACCCCTCCAATCGTACTTAGGTGCAATATCCCAGAGTTCATATCCCTCTTCAATGCCCATTCTTTGACGAACAGTCAAAAACATTGTCTCTGCATCTTTGGGTTTGATTGTTCCAGGAAGTCCAGATGCAAAGGTCTCAAAGTCACCTTCGGCAGCTGCTTTTCTCATTTTAGATGCAGACATTCCCTCCACACCCTCAGAATCTGGGTCACGATCACCTGCAGAAATCACATTGATCTTCTCAAATGAATACAGAGAACCATTATACTTATTAGCTAAGTTCTCAAATTCTGCTTGGCGATCCGCACCAACAACGATATTTACCTCACTGTGACCATCCTCATGCGCTCTCTTGAGAACATCGAAGATAGTTCTCATCTTAGTGTCATGCACAATGTTATTTGCATGATCAGGGAACATGGTCTTCATGAATTCAACTTTAGTCAGTGAATCCAATGGATTTTTCTTAGGATCTTCACTGTGGGATGGATAAATCTTGTATTCACCAGTACCAGCAGTGGTTTTGATGTGATTGATTAGTTTTTCATGACCAGTGGTGGGTGGATTGAAGCGACCAAATCCCACGGTAAGAGTCCCCTTTGTCTTCTCGATGGGGGGAGCCATGTCTGGTTCTTGTTGCGTTTGCTGCTGTTGTGGATCCTGCTGAGGACTTTTGACCGTCTTGGAGAAGATCTTGAGTTGACCGCGCACAGTTTTAGCGACAAGGTTTCCTTCACGATCATAATAGTCCCCATGACCGTCTCCTGTCAAGCCCATCGCCTTTGCTTGGGCGGCGGCTCTCGATGCTTCTGTGATGAACGCTAGAAATCTTTTCATAATGTTATTTATTGATTATCGGAAGAACTGACGTTGACGTGCAAGTGGTGCTGTAGTGATTCTGGCATTAACTGCATCACTATGTAATAAAGAAGATTGTTCATTATCATCCAAATCAAATCCAGACGGCCTAGGATTTCTGTCCATCAAAAGAGCTGTTGAAAATCTATACGTTCCAGCAGATGCAGATGCTTTGGTTCTTATTCTTAGTTTCATTTTTGCACCAGAATTAAGAATGTTTGATACTCCAATTTTAGCAAGTCCAAGTGGATCACGTCCTAGATGATACAACCCAAATCCTTGTATTTGGATATAACAAACATTTTTATTTTTATAATAACTCGCAAATGTTCTCAAAAATCCATCACCAAAAAGATATGAACTTGGATAATTTTTTATATCAGCATCTTTTTCTTCTTGTGGAACTTGACCACTATTAGAATATTTGAAGAGATTTGGTTTTCCAGGCCATGCTCTATTAACTTCAGCTGCGACATTCATACTGTTTAACAATCTGATCATCTCTTGGGCAACTGGATCGCTTTTTCCAGTCACATACCAAGAAGATCCATTATGTTTTAAACTTGCTTGACCATAATCTGCTGGAGGAGCCTTTACTTCAATTTTTATTTTTGCAACTCTATTTGGAACATATGGTTTTTTACTAAGTCGTGAGTAATCTCCAACCATAAGTTCTAAATCTGCAGCTCTAGAATCTGCACCTGCAGGAGTAAAACCAATTGGTATCATACCCAAAGACTTATATTCTGAAAAAAGATAGTTTTCATAAACAAATCCAACATTCATCTTTTTTAATCCAGCAGGACTATTTGCCCAATCTTCATAATCAGGATCGGCACCATATAATCCTGCAGGATCCAAATCTACTCTACTAGCCATTAAAAAAGAGGCGTTTGCCTCTATTTATTTTATTCAGTTGTATCTTCTTTGTCTTCTTTTTTATTAAATCCAAATGGACCTTCTTTTTCATCAAGTGCAAGTTTTAGTGCAATACCACCGACTGCTTCCATAACCTTTAAAACTTGCTCAGGTTTTACATCTTCACCAAGTTCTTTGGCAACATACCAATACTTTGGCCAGAATGTTTCTCCTGCTTTTTGATAATCTTCAAGTGTGAGTAGTTTCATGTAAAATTAGTTAGAGAATGATAAACTGCTTCAATATGCATATTGCCATGAATATAACCAGCAATGATTATACCAATAGCGAATAAAAAACATGCTACCAGTGATAGCACTAATGGTACTGTTGGATTACTTCCCGACGCCATAATCAGGTGCGTTTTTCTTTTCTAGTTCTCGAATGTTTTGATGTAGTCGTTCTAATGCTTCACGCATCTCGGGTGTTTCTTCCCACTCCCAAGTATCGCCTTTTGAGTTTTTCTTTGACTTTTTACTCATTTCCAACCTCCTTTTAGAACCCACTCATCGTGGTATTGGTTTTTCCATGAACTGCTGATCCCGTAGGATGGTTGAATAACTTGCTCAATGTACCTACGGTTTTCTCTGGCAATATTTAGACTCTCTGCTTCGAGAGTCTTGACTCGTCCATCTATTTGTGAGGACCACCAGACAGCACCCGAAGCTTGAACCAGCAAGAAAGATACGATAGCAAAGGGGATTTTGAGATCATTCACAGATCACCTTCCTTACGATTTTCAGAATAGTGAACATCAAACTCACCACCAGGATAACGTGCAACTAGTTTCTCAACATTCATCTCCATGATTTCATCGAGAGAAGTGCCAAGACCCATACATGCTTGAGCAACATACCACATGATGTCACCCAGCTCACGCTTTAGATGAAACATGTTCTCTTCATTGACAGGTTTGCCTTGGAAGATAATCTTCTTGACAACTTCAGTAAACTCACCTGCTTCAGCACACATTCCTACAGCAGCAGTAAGCAGTCGCTCGGAGTGAAAACCTTGACCTTCAATTTCTTGGAGACGATAGATAAACGCTTCGTGGTCTTTTGACGGTTGCGACGTGACCGCATCGACAAATTCAACATACTTCTTAGTGTCAACGCTCATAGGTTTAATTGAATACCTCTTTATTTTACACGATATCGTACAAAAATGCAATACTTACTCTAGGCTCATCTGTGTGTGAGAGTGGAGATGCGCCATAGTGTTCCCAATCTGATGGGAAACAAGCACCGTAATTGGGAATAAAAGTAGTGTAGCAATATTCCTCAAGATGTGGATTATAAACTACATTTTCACCACCCCATTGAACATCCCAGTTACTATTTGCAAATAGAACGAAAGTTAATCTTCCAGGATTGAAATCGTCAGTGTGAAAAACACTACCCTTTTGACCAGATGTAGCAAGATTTGTATGGATGCGAAATGAATTTAATGGTCTACGAAGAACTTTCATCAACTTATATTTGATGATTGTCTGAGCTTCCCTAAAGACAATATTAGTGTTCTTATAGTTCCGACTCTGTGTCCAAAATATTGGATCATTATCACAATAAGATTGATTCGTCAATCTCCAATCAATCAATTCATCCTGAATAGATTCAAACAATCTATCAGGAAGAACATTTGACATTTTTATTGGATAATTGCGCTCATCAAACATTAGAAACTCAGTTTTGCAAATTTATCTTTCGGTGAAAACTGATTCTCTTCTTCATCTAAACCACCATCAATAATGTTTTGCTGACTCTGCTCACAATCATAGAGTCGCATCTTTGCGCGATCAATGCCAAGAATGAATCGTTTGTAAACTGAAAGATCATTATATCGATTCTTCAGTTGCTTCACCATAATTTGTCCGAGTTCCTGAAGCTCATCTGTAGAAATAAGGGCAAACATAAGATCAGCAGTAGCAGGGAGACCAAAGGACTCCG